CATAATAATAGGTGTGCTATAATTAGGAAATGCCTCTGTATCGTTCTTTGCTTCAAATGTTTGAATTATATCAATCAATGGTTCTTGATACGCTGATTGTAAATGGTCTAAACTACCCGATTTTAATGGCATTGCGCTTCCTGCAATGATGTCTGTTGTTTTTATTTTTTTCATTAGTATGTTATTACGTTATAATTAATTCCTGCGTATGTGTACAAATCGGCTATCTGCCTAATAATATTCTCTCTGTTTGCGCTTATATTTGGCACTGTGTTTGGGGTTTCATTTGTCAAAGCATTGGCAACGGCAAGCGGTACATGTATTGTGAATGATATTGCAACAGTTGTAAGGTTTTCGGCTTGAATGTAACCGCTCGCTTCGGGTTCATCAAAAACAACATAACTGCTTTCTGTTGGTGTGTGGCCAACTAAAAACGCACCTATGTTCGCGCCCGTTATGTCAATATAAATATCACTCGCTCCCGGCACATTCACAAACGTAGTACCAAACCATTCGTTTAACGCCCATTCAAACAACAAGTGCTGTGCGTTATACTTGCATCTTGGCTCAATGCCTACGAATTTATCTTGTATTTTAAACCAATATTCTGTATTAGTCGGCAACTCGCCTGTGTTCGCTACCCAGCATTCATACACCGATTTGTCCTCATATTGCACTTGGTCACCAACTCCATACGCTGTGGCTGTTACCCATAACGGTGCTGTATTGCCATTTTTAAACGTGCCAAACATTGTGTTGTATAGCACTTGCAACGGTTTCACAAGTGTTTTAACCCATGCCTTGTATATCGGCAACCGCTTCTTTGGTGGCAGGAAGTTAACCGCAAATGTATCTGTATTAATTATGCTACTCATTGCACAATGTAAGTTAAGGTATCATCAAAGGTGTGGTTGGTAGTGGTTTCCTCAACAACGTAACCCGAATAAGTATCATAAGTAACACTATCCACACCTGTTGATAGGTTAAACAATGTTACACCTGCACCATAAGCAACAGTATCACGCCTTACTAATATACGTGTCAATGATGCTGTAATAACGCCCTCTGCGCCTTGTATCGCATCGACAACGGCCTGCGTAGTTATACGCCCATTGAAAGGCAAGTTGGCCATGTATGCGTTCAATGCTGCTTTAACGTTGGCATCTATCACTGAAGAATATTGACCGTTGTAATATATCGTTGCTGCCACTTCCATTTTATCGCTATCTTCATTAATCAAAGTGAACGCTATGCCTGCGGGGTTGAATGTTTCAACATACGTTTGCAATTCGGCTAACTCACCAACTGATACAGGTTCGGGCGGGTCATTCTTTGCAAACTTAATCAACACCGTTCTGTTTGGTGCTGTTACAACTGCGCATCGTGTTAAGATTTGATTGGCCACGTTCACCGTTGGATATTCGATAACAAATGTTGTTGTGTTTAACTCTGCAACATCGCCTGTTTGGAACTTCAACACCTTGTTACGTGTCCATTGCGGTGTGCTTGGTGCTGCGGTGCTTGCTATGGCTTCTAAATCAACTTTGAACAAGTCCTGCAACTGCTCAAACACTGCAATACATGATGCCACAATGAAATAGTATAAGTTCCACTTTGCGGTTTGACTTGTAGATGTCAAAGTTGACAATGTCGGGTCTGCGTTCTTTGCATCCAACATCTGTTGTTTGATTTGTTGTACTGTGCGGGCCATTATACTATTGCTGTTATTAAGCCATTGGTAACTGTTACTGTCTTGTTATCAACGGTGGTAAACGTGCCACTAACACCATTTGAAAGTGTATAGGTAACAATAGCATCTACATCGGTCAATGATGTAACACCGTTTTGATTTAACGGTAACTTTTCGCTTCCATCGAGTGCCGTTGCTGCTGGTAACTCTGATATTTTTTGTTCAGCCATTTTATTGTTGTATTATTAGATTATAACCTGTTTCTGTTGTTAATATGTAACCCAATTCACTTGCCAATGCCACCGCTTCGGGTATCGCTCCACTTCGGATAGTATCATCCTCTAATTGCGGCGCATTGTTAGTGATTAATGTTGTAACCAATGCTTCGGTTGTCGGTAAACTTGATGCCGAATAGTCAAAGCCCTGCAATGTGTACGTAATGATAAATTCCTGCACGTTGGTATGATCAACTGATTGAATTTCACTTCTGCGCAGAAATCTACTGTTGTAAGGTGTTGACCAACCATGTATCAAAGCATTTAAGTCTTGTTTTAGTTGCAATACTGCCGTGTCCTCTGTCTTATAGCTTTCAAAACCTAAATGCAATGCAATACTTAACGTGCCTTGTTGTTGACCTTGTAAGTTTTCGATATAATCGGCATTGGCAAACTCAATGAAGCAACAAGGATAATTAAATGGTATGTTCACATCCTCGCGTTCAAATTGATTATTCCACAAGGCAACATACTTCAATGCTGCAAGTGTTTCAATTCGTGCCTTTAATGCGTTATAAATTGCTAATTGCATTACTTAAAAATCTTATCTAATCGTTTAACTATAACTTTCTTCACCTGCTCATTAAGGTTGTAACTATCGCCCATGAATTGTCGTTTGGGCATTTTAAACGGATGCTTGCCCCACGCTTTGCCCATCAACCCATCATTGTGTATCTTTGCATAATCCAAATCAGTGCTAATCTTAATACTTAACGCTGCTCTGTTTGCAGGATTACGTATGATTGATCGCCTTAAATCTCCAGTCTTAACCAATATTGCGCGTGTTGTATCATTAACCGTTTTGCCGCTTTTCGTTTTGTACGTTTTTTTCTTTCTCGGTTTCCACTTTTCTACTGCTTTATCATCCCATCCCTGCTTGCGGAATGATTGCACAAAAAACACCTTTGCAGTATTCCCAACATCAACAATAGCCGCTTCCATCGCTTTACGCGCTTTCTGCTCCGCTTGTTTTAAATCAAATTTATTGCTCTTTGCCATCGTCTATCGGTTCAAAGGTAATGTTATTTTCTTGATTTGGGAGTGGTTCACTATGGTCGTTTAAACCTACATAAATTTCATAAGGTATTTCAACCTTAAAAGCGTTGCAATTATTTTTATCAATATTGTAATGCTTACAATTTATACAAAGTAGGTCAAATTCCATTATTTTATATTTTTTTCAAAGTAATCAATTACATAGCTTGGCAAATTCTGTTTGTTGTTCCCAAAGTATGATGCAAACGCTTCTGCAAATGCTTCAGAACCATTTTCACCCCTAAAATCACCGCCTTTTGAAACCTTAATCATATCTGCTTTGGTTTCATTAAACCATTTATTTGTTATATCAATCCATTCTCTTTTTGTAGAAATATTTTTGTCGTACAAATGCCCCATTTCATGAAAATGTGTTGACCCATCAAATTCATTTAAGTACCATTTATTACCATCTTTTAATTTAGTATAAAACTCATTGTATTTTATTTTTCTTGCAGTAATATCTGTTGGTGTTTTAAACTCGCGTGAATTTATTACAAGTACTTTTTCATTTTTATAGGACATTGTTTTTTTATCAAAAACTTCTGTTTCCAATGCCATACCTTGAAACTCTGATGCCTTTCTGCCTATTTTCCTTCCGAAGTTTTTTTCATATCCCGCTTTATCAAATATTGATGTTGGTCTTGCGTTTAATGGTACTGTTTCAATAGCTTCAAGCGTTTTATTTAAATGCTCTATTTTCATAGAACTTGCATCTATTTTTATATTAAAACTTTCAATTCTTGTTTTAGCTTCATCAACACTCATTGCAGGCTTAAACACTTTAGGCACTTCAACAACAGGCGCAGGTCTTGGTGCTTGTGGTATCGGTAAATTCCAATTCTTTTTAGCCATTTCTTTGTCACCCTTTGCAATATCAAAGTAAGGGTGCTTGTCTTTGCCCTTTTCCTTAAATACATAGCCATCAATGCCTGCATTCATACGAAACAAGGGCGGCACATCATCGGGTGGTGTAAACTTGCTCAAATCAGTTTCTTGCCCCTCGGATAGTTGTATTACGGTACAACGACAACGCCACCCATTAGGTGGATAGTATTGCTTCCAAAAGGGGTCGCTTATTGGTCTGATGATATTATCTAATGCTGCGTGTGTTGGCCTTACTCTGCCATCACCAACGGTTTGATATTGCAACAATGGCAACACATCGGCATCTGCTTCTATTCGCTTCCAATCTGATGCCATACGCGCTGATGCTTTAGCAGTTTGATATTCAGCTTGCAAGTAATCTTCATTGTATAGCGTAAACATCGGCTTTACTGCTTCTTTAAACTTATAAAAGTTTGATTTCAATTCGGGGTCTGCTAACATCGCAGTCATTGCCCTTGTTTGTTGGTATGTTTTAGCACCCGAAAATATGTAAATGTTATTCGTCAAATCGGCAACTAATACCTCATCAACAACAGGTGCCAAATCAATGCCATCACGTAAGTATTTCGCTGTTTTTAGATATATTCCCTCTGGCAACACTTGATTATTAACCGCACCAATCCAAACATCATTTGTGAACCGATTAAAATCGTTTTCATCGAATGGCGTTGGTGGGTCAACTTCCTTATCAATGTTCAATATGTCGCAGTAGCCGCACATTAGCTGTATATGCTTCTTAATCGTTTGGCAATGTTTTCAAGTTGGCTGTCCGTTTTGCTGTCCGTTTTGCTGTCCGGTTCGGTGTCTGTTTCGGTGTCTGTTTTGCTGTCCATTTTGCTGTCCGTTTCATCCATTAACTCAATACCATACTTCTGCTCTAAATATTCATTCTCAAACTTAACATACGGCATAAATGAAGCATCAATCTTGGCCTGCTCTGCTAACGGTAAACTTTCGCTATCATCGTACTTGAATGTGCATCCGGATAAATCGAACCCATTTCGGATCATCATCGGCACAAGTTGATTTTCAATCACAAACTGCATCTTTAACGTATCTTGCTTTGCAATCATATCGGCCACGTTCTCGTGTACGTTTGCACTGCCACTGTATGCCTTTTCGTCTGTTGTTCCTGTTTGCCCTAAGATTATCTTGCTAATTTCACTATTGCACCTTTCAACCATCTTATCAAATACGGCATAGGCATCTGTCCTGCTTGCTTGCATCAATTCAATGTTGTCGTTCAAATCTAACACTGCCCATGAAGCTACACCCATGTTTTTGAGCATGTTTTCCATGTTCTTGCGGGTCATTTCATCGCGCACATCGGTTTTGCCAACACGAATAGGGCTTCCGAATACCTCAGCAAACTCTGCCCATGCTGCCATTGCGTTTTTCTTCCAAATAACGTATGGTGCTAAATACATCATTAACCCTAAATCTCTTTTTTCGCCAACTCCAATACACCAATTGTTATACGGTGCTTCATCAAAGTGCTTGCCATCGGTAACCGTTGCTGTGTTGGTGCGTACCAAGCTAAATTCTGGTACTACGTAAATTCTCGGTATCAATTCAACACTTGAATACTTATCGTTAACGATTGCCCCGAATTGTACGCAGGAAAATCCCCAAAAGATACTGTCAAGTGCTAAGTTTTGAAAGTCATAAAACCACTTTTGATTGAACAACTCTGTTTTCATTTCATCACATTCACCATCGGGGCCATAAACCATAAACTTCTTGCACAATATCTTTGACTTACGTTGCAGCATTGCACTCTGCACCTGCCCATCTAACACGATTTGTTGATAGGTTTGCATCAACAGAAATCTGTTAGGGTACATCGGTGACTCTGCTGATTGCAATGCTATGTTAAAGCGTGTTGCATCTTGCCTAACACGTTGCAACTGTTGCTCAAAGTCAATAGTTTTGCGGATGTTGGCCTTTTGAGGTTGAGGTTTATTGAAGTTGAATATATCGTTATACCAAGCCATTACTTAAAGAAATTATCTTGTTTATCTAAACTGTTACCGTAACGGATGCTAAAGCCCTCACTATCTGCTGTGTTAATGTTCAACACCTCTGCTGTATCTGTACCGCTTGCCCATCTATCAAGTTGGTCTAATGCTTCACGGTTGCGCTCTATTCTTAAATCGGGAATGTTGCGCGGGTTAATTCGTGCATGCAAGTTATACAAGGTCATATCCATTGCCAACTCAACAAACATCGGGTATCTGTTATCACCAACTGTCCAATATGTTGCGTTGCTTGTTGCAATGTTAATCATTTTCGACCAATATGCAGTCAATGTCAATGGTTGGTTTTGGCTTGCTGCTATTGCTGTGTAAACATAGCCATTGTTATCGGTTACAATGTTGCCTATAACGTATTCGGTTGTCTTATCCCATCTGTTGAAGTCCTTAACGTGTGTAATCACTTCGCCTGCTATCACTCGGTCACGTGTCCGGTAGTGGCGGCTGTTTGAATAGGCATCCATCGTGCCTAATTCAATGTCAACCATATACCTTTGGACTAATTTTGTCCTCATTCTACTTATGGCCTTAACCTCGCTATCGTACAAGTTCTGCGGTGTGTTCTCGGTAATTTGATTGAGATCAACGGTTTGAATTATTGAAAGATAGTCGGAGGTTTTAAGAAATCGTGCCATGATGCGAAATAATAAATAAAAATTCGATATTGGGCAAATATGTAACTAAAATTAATTATGTTTGCGATAACCAAATCAAACTAACTATGAAAAAACTATTTGTTGCCACATTCCAATTAAAAGACCACGCATTTCAGAAACTTATTTATGCGCT